CCATACTTGGTTCTTTGTAAGGCAGTGGGAGAATGTTGTCGCGTATCGTACCGCTTGGCACATCGACGTCACGGAACTCAGCCGGAGCAATTGGCGTATCATCACCTTTAATACGTAGCCCACGAGACTTGAAGCCGCCTGGAAGGTTTGATAATGTACCCGCATCGACTAATTGGCGTAACAACATGGTGCTTGATTTAGCCGCTGCACCGATCAAATGGATTAACCCCAAGTGATAAAAACCAAAGCCTGGAATATATCCGTAGTGTACAAAGTGTTGGCGTTTTTGTTTGGTCTTGTCGTCTGGATTCCAGTTACGACGAATTGCTAGGATTTCACCTGTACCACGTTCAATTGTTACTACATAAGGAAGCGCAATACCTGTAGGGTCTCCATCTTTGTCTTCGTCTTCGTACCCCGGTAAGTCAATATCCACATGCATCTCAAGGATTTTATATCGGTCGTCCATTGATGCATTGAAGCCCATCTTTTCAGCGATACGCTTTTCAACATCCTCAATAATATGAGATGGTTCCCCTAAATCAATGTCACGATAAAAACCATTAAGCTGTAGCTTACGGACCTCATTCGAATCCATCGTAATACGATGCGTAATCCGCGGCGAAGAAAGCAAATCAGTTGCGCCATAAGGAACAATCAAATCTTCAGCATGAATAAACTTACTGACCGCACGCCCCTTGAGCGGGTCAAAGTAAACTTTCTTAAATGTTGATCCAATTACTGGGAGATAAAACAGCATTTGATCCAATTCAGGATCGTACTCTTCCATCTCGTAAGTAATCATATAATTCATGTAATCCTTGACGCGCTCAGACTGCTTAACAAGCATTTCATTCTGCGCACCAACAACAGCAGTACGAACAGGCCCAGTGGCTGGCAGTAGCTCACGATAAGCCTGCGCCTGAAACTGCGTAACACTCTCAGCCAACAAAGGATGAATAACCCCAGAAGAACCCTCAAACGGCTCTGAACGCTCCTCAGTCTTCATGCCAAGAAACTCTAAACCGCGCTTATATGTGTCTTCCCAATCCTCACGAGCCGCTAAATCATCCTCAATAGAATTTACCAAATCAGAAGAAATACGACCAAGCTCACCCTCATCAATAACATCAGCTAAATTACCATCAAACGGCACAGGCTGAACGGGAGGCTGATCCTCTTCATATTCACCAATAATCGCGCTGCCATCGTCAAATTCAGTAACTCCGGGCTGCGCAGGTAAATCAATTACATTCTGAAGCATTTCCTGTTCTGGAATCATAGGAGCTTCAGGCAAGCCACCAGAACCCAATCCACGTTCGACTGCCATTAGAAAATATCCTTCTCGTTACCCTCAATCGGCTCAAGCGTGTTAATATCATCAAAATCTGTTATTGGACCCCCACCTTCCCAAGCATCACAAACATTTTCAGCTTTACAGGCGAAGTCAAATTTTACGCAATATCCAATACCGTCAACATCCATATCAAGACCACTGCTCAAACAATCAAGCATTTCCGATTTAATGCTATAATAACTGCACGTTCCGCACATCTCTTTTTTGTTTTCGGAAGCGCCATAAGAATGCTCTTTTATTGTATATTCACGGTTTTCAGAGTTTAAATCTGAATCCTGAGTAGGAAGAGGACAAACAAACTCAACCTCTTCCATTTCATACATATCGTCATCAACAACTTGGTTGATACCAGATTGCAGTTCGTCCATGTCTATGTTGATAACGATTTTAGCCATTTACTTTACTCCAGAAAATCTGGTTCCACTAATAGCAGCACCACCACCACGAGAATGACCACCACCTGTGCCACCCTTCATAGAAGCCTTTTGAGGCTCTGGATCATGCTCATACATAACACCGTCTTTTTCAACGTTGCCACCATGACCATACTTCATAACACGACCGCCGCCCATGTATTTTTTAACCGCGCCGCCTTCCATGTACTTCATGGCTGCTTCAGGGTCCATTTTTTGCTGCACTACTTCAGGCAACTTAGAAAAACCCTTATATTTTTTAGGTGTATTTGGCATTAGCTTCTTCCTTTATATTTACCGCCGCGTCCCTTCATGACACAGCCCATCTTTGGCTTTTTCTTTTTGCCCTTAACTTCAACAGCGCCGCCAGATTCATACTTCATGACCTTGCCACCGCCCATCATACCCGTAGGAGACTTATTTATTCTTCCCATCATCATTTTACGGATTCTAGCTTTGTCAGCGTCTGAAATGGTCTTGCCGGACCCTCCCATCATTCCCATAACACGCGCGCGATCCGCATCGGAAATAGTCTTACCAGACTCACCCATGCCTTGATTAAGCAGGCGCATTAAACCTTCTGGGCTATAGTTGTCTTTGGGATCAATGCCACGGGTACTACCACCCGGCATGCCACCAATCATTTTCGGACGCGCCATCGGACGCTTCGATGTCATCGGTGCGGAACTACCCATCGCCTCTTTCAAAGCTCTCATAATTGCTTCTTTTTGTGCCATAAAAGCCTCCTAATAATATTCGCGTTTGCGCCGCAAAAAAGCAGCATCTTCTTCATCGTCATAATCACTCGGAGTGGTGATAAAACCACCCTGTCTAAAACGCAGTATAGCCTGAGTCATCGAATCAGCCAAGTCATCATGTTCACCATTGGGAAATGCAGCACATTCTTCCATAACTTCATCAGCAAAATTAGCCTCTGGTGCCCACACCATACCACTCTCAAACACAGGAGCGCACGCGTGCATGCGTGTAAACTTATCCGCACCCCTACTAGGCGTAAATGGCGTTACAGGTATGCCCATGCGCCTCAATTCCTGCGTCAAAGGCATACCACTCGCCTTCTGCTCAACAAGAACCATGTCAGGCTCATACATGTCATATAACTCATGCGCTTGCTGCTTTAACTCTGGAAACTCCCAGCGACCACGAACCGCGTCCAGCAACACAATATGATCCTCACGCGTCTCATCGTAATGAAAAATACCCCAAGTGGTAATCGCACTGTAATCCGCACGATCACTCTTACTAAACGCAGTGTCATAACTCTGAATAATATAACTGCAAGGAGGAGGATCATCCTTCTCCCACATGTTCCACCACTCACGCTTAATAATCGCACCCTCTTCAGCAGTAGGGTTCTGCATATACTGAGCATTCCACTTCGCAACTGGAATAGACGCCTTAACACCCTCAAGCTCATCAAGCGTCCAATACTCAGGCCACAAAGGATCACCAGACGGCATAATCGCAGGAAACTCAACAATCTCCCACTTATCAGCGCCCTTCTCACTTTGCTTTGCCAAAACCTTCGCAGTTAAATCACGAATGCTCCAACGCGTCATAACAATAATAATCGAACCACCGGGCTGTAAACGCTGCCTCGGACCAGAAGTGTACCACTCGTAAATATTATCTAACGCAGTAACACTCAGCGCGTCTTGTTCGGAAACAGGGTCATCAATAATCGCCAAATCCGCGCCGCGACCCGCCAAAGCGCCGCCCACACCAACCGCATAATATTCACCACCGCCATTGGTACTCCAACGACCACTCGCCTTAGCATCTGTAGCCAAGCTAACATTCGGGAAAACATCCTTAAAATCCTCACTCTCAATCAAATTCTTGATCTTTCGACCAAATCCAACAGCCAACTCAGCCGTGTGTGTCGCCTGAATAATCTTCAAATCAGGACGCCTACCCATCAACCAAGTCGGAAACAAATAACTCGCAAACTCACTCTTTGTATGACGCGGAGGCATATTAATAATCAAACGCTTTAACTTACCGTCAGCAACGTCCTGCAACTTCTGAGCATAAATCTTGTGATGCCGACCCTCAATAAATTGAGGCCAAACATGCTTCACAAAGTTCATAAAGTTATCATGCTTCTCATTCCTATCATCAAGCGTCTTTAAACGCTCTAACATAGGAGCAACCTTAGCTAGTTCCTCATCAGTGAGGTACTTTGAAAAATCACCTGTCAGTTCGTTCAATGCCCAAATTCCTAGCTAAATTATCCAAGTTAGATTGCAGCTTAGTACCTGAAATACCATTTGCCATCATCTGCGCTTTTCGATTTTCATACTCAACAACAGGAGCCTTTTTGTTCAAACTATCAATCGTTTTCTGAATATCGTCGGGAGTACTGCGGCCTTCAGGTAAACTATATACTGCCTCATCTACACGACCATCAGGACCAGCTATAAATGGAACAGGCTGATTACCCCTTGTACTAGGCGTTCTAGGTATATTCATCCGGGCAAGCGGCAGAGCAGCTTCTGCAATACCCTTAAAAAATTTATCATTAGAAAAAGGAACTCTTGGACCCATTTCTCTAAAACGAGATAAACCACCATAAGTAGGAAGAATGGCTCTATTTATAGAATCATCAATACGCCCTAATAAATTTCGATTAGGATTAATCTGTGGATCAAGAAGTTCAGCAGCAGTAACAGTAGGGTCATATGTTGTAAACGGCCCTGTCTCAGCTTGACGCGCACCACGCTCAGTGGGACTATTAAAGTAAGAACCAGCAGCATCAATCTTTGCAACCCTGTCTCTCTCCGTGATTAACTCTGCCTTTCTTGTCGGGTCCCGCTCCTTCCTAATTTGACTGTTTAAATCCTCCAATGCTTTCTCTTGAAGTCTAAAAGAATACTCCATACCGCCTGTGCCATATTGATAACCTCTCTGCCCTGCTCCGCGCTGCCTTCTGTGCTCTACCTCATGACGAAGTATTTGGTCTATCCTAGCAGGGGTTGGATTATGTTTTTGATTTATAATAATTTCATCAGTTGAAGGTTTATAAATACCTCCATATGATCCAGACATTTTTTCTAAAGTGTAAGGCTCACTAGATACATCAACCTCAGATGACGGCTGAACAGTTCCAACAACACGAGGAACTGAAGGGTCATTTGTTTGATAGGCTTTTATTCCATATTTACTTTCGATTTCATAATCAGAAAGACCAGAACTTTTTAAAATATCATACTCAGCAGTAAGAGACTCCCTTAATTGATCAGTTTCTGGAACCCTAAATCCACCCACATTTGGAGCTACTTGTGGACCATCAGGGCCATAAAAATCTGCCGCAAGCTCGCCTCTAAAACCCTTCGCAATATTGCTGTTTTTAGCTGCCGAACCAAGCCCCTGCGCCACTTTTGCCGTAGGAATAATAGAACCCGCAGTAAATAAATCACCTAACCTCTGATCGGCAGTTCGGTTTGTTTGATCCCGCGTTGCCGCGCCATAAACATCTCCCAAATAACCAGAAACCGTATCAATCGGACTGGTAACAAGATTATAAGCCCCTTCAGCCAATCCAGTCACAATATCAGTGCCAAAACCTAAAGGATCATCAGCCGCGTATGCGCCCAAATCTTCGCCAACACTCTGAACATTATCGTTCAAACCAACAATATTATCCACCAACGCATGAGGAATAGAACGTCCGTATTGACCACCAACCATCAAAGCATCACGCATATTAGGAGGAATGTACTGAACCAAGTTACGCGTTATATCATCCTTGTTTCTATTCCGCATAAACGCTGGATTATCAACAACCTCAAATATCTCTGTCTGTGGATTATATCTGGTTGTATATGCGTTATCATCAGAATCAGGACCTAAAACATCCTCATATATTTGCGGCCTTTCAGGAGCAGATACAGGAGATGGAACCACAACATCGTTAATGTAATCACTACGTTCATTTCGTGACTCAACCACATTTCCACGACCTCCAGAAACAGGCGCAGGAGAATCATCGCCACCAAAACTACTGAAAAAATCACCTATAGACTCAAAAAACCCCCTCTCCTCATCCTCTTTCGGAACCTCAGTAGGCTTCGATTTTGGCTTCGAACTAGGGTAGTTATCGTAAATACTACCGCGACCTCGTTCATACATAAAGCTCATAGCTAAAACCTTAACTTGCTAAAGACTGAATGAATCTATCAATGTTCGGACTTACCATGCCACCGCGGTTAAACTGCTTCGGCGTCTTAATCTTCAAACCCTTTGCATCAGATGGAACACCACCAGTAATGTAATCAAAACCAGAACCACCGCGGTTAATACCACCTATCGAAATACCACCGCCAGACGTATCACCACCCTCACCAATATCATCCATCGGCATACAAATCCCAGTTACTGGATCAAGATAAAAACCTTCAGGACATGGATCAGCACCACTGTCATCACCGCCAACAACAATGTCATCAAAAGCAGACTCCTGAACAACACCGTCCTCAGTGTTCGTAAACGTGGTGTTAGAGTCAATGAAATCAATGTCATCAACTTCACTGTCCAAATCAGAATTCTTGTTGCTGTTCTCAATGTCCACCACAGCAATACCATCGCCAGTGACTTTAATCTTACCATCGTCATCTATCAAAACAACAGTGTCCTTGTTACCATCACCACTCGCGTCAAAGTTAGGCTGCGCTACACCAACAACAGTCGCCCCATCTTCTCCGTAAACAAACGTGCCACCGTTCTTATAAGCGTCCAACTGAGCCTGAACATTCCGCGCATTCG